GTGCTCCTCCGGCCGGCGCCCGAGATCACGCGGCAGGCCTGGCTCGGCGAGATCGCGGGATCCCTCGTCGACTACGGGAATGCGCTGCTCTGGTCCCCGATCTCCTCGAGGGACGCCGCGGGCCGGCCGGAGCTCGCGATCGCGCTCCCGTGGTCGGAGGTGCATCCCGAGTGGGCGGACGACTCCCACCTGTCGCGCAAGTACGGCTGGCACGATCGGGAGCTCCTCCCCGGCCGGGACGTCGTGCATATCGCGATCGGTCGGCGCGCCGGCGAGCTCTCGGGTGTCTCGCCGCTCGCGTCGATCGAGGACTCCCTGGCGCGGATCCTGTCGGCCGAGCTGTACGCCGGCGACTGGTTCGAGACCGGCGCCGTCCCGAGCGTGACGCTCAAGTACGACGGGACGCTGACGGACGCCGGCGCCGGCGCCGTCAAGGAGCGATGGATCGAGAATCATCGGGACCACTCGCCGGCCGTGCTCCCGAAGGGGTGGGATCTCAAGGAGACCGGCGGGAATCCCGAGAGCTCGCAGCTGCTCGAGACGCGCAAGTACGGCGCGCTCGAGGTGGCGCGCGGACTCGGGATCTTCCCGGCCGAGCTCCTGCTCGCCGAGCTCGGCGGATCCTCGCTCACCTATCAGAACGTCGCCGATGCGCTGATGACGTTCGCTCGAGTGACGCTGCAGCCGGTCTACCTGGCGGCGATCGAGGAGGGACTCTCGGATCTCCTCCCGTCGACGCAGGCCGTCCGATTCAACACGAGCGAGCTCGAGCGGCTCGGGACGTCGGCGCGCTTCACGACGTACGAGACCGGACTCCGCGCCGGCTTCATCACGCCGGAGCAGATCGACAGGTGGGAGGGGTGGCAGCGTGACGCTCCGCTCCCGATCCCGCCACCGCTCGCGCCGACGCCGGCGCCGAGCGCCGTACCGGAGGTGGCAGCGTGACGGAGCTACTCACGACAGAGGCGCTCGAGACGCCGATCTCCGTCCGCTCGGAGGACGATCGGCTCATCGATGTTCGGATCGTCCCGTGGGGTGTCGTCGGCCGGACGGCGCAGGGACCGGAGCGGATGCGCCGCGGCGCATTCCGTGGCCAGGCGCCCGATAGCGTCTCCCTCGAGGCGATCGGCGCGCACGGCGCGGATCCCGGCGTCCGGCTGGCCGGCCGGTCGGTCGCGCTCGAGGACCGGGAAGACGGCGAGTACGGGACGTTCCGAGTCTCGCGAACGCGGGACGGGGACGAGCTCCTCGAGCTGGCGCGGGACGGCGTATATCGCGCCGCGTCCGCCGTGTTCGAGCCGATGCAGAGTCGCTCGACGCCGGACGGCGTGACAGAGCGAGTGGCGGCGCGGCTTCATCGCGTCGGAATCGTCGAGCGTGGCGCCTATGACGGCGCCGCGGTGCTCGCTGTTCGTTCGGAGGTAGGTGCAATGGTCGACGTGGCGGATCCGGTGGCGCTCGAGGCGAGCATCGGAACGGTGGTCCCGGTCGAGTCTCCCGAGATGCTCGAGCGGATGGAAGATCTCCGGCGCGACATGCTCGGGCGCTTCGCGACGCTCGAGGCGCGCTCGAGCGGTGGCGGTGGACCGCATCCGCTCTCGAAGTGGTCGACGCTCGGCGCGTACCTCGTCGACGCGTCGGCGAATCCCGACGACGCCGTGATCCTGGCGCGCGCGCTCGTCGACCAGGTGACGGGAGACAATCCCGGCGTCGTCCCGCCGAGCTACCTCTCCGACGTCGCGGGGATCCTCGTCACGACGCGGCCGGCGGTCGCTGCGACCGGCGGAGCGAAGAGTCTCGGCGACTCCGGCATGTCGATTCACTTCCCGTACTTCGACGGGGATCTCGCGACGCTCGTCGCGAAGCAGGCCGCGGAGAAGACGGAGATTCACTCCGTCAAGGTCTCGCTCAAGGACGGCTCGTTCCCGATCGAGACGTTCGCCGGCGGCTCGGATATCTCGTACCAGCTGATCCGGCGGAGCCGGCCGGCCTACCTCGAGGCGTACGGCCGGATCATGCTGTCCGGCTGGGCGCTCACGACGGAGAAGGAGTACGAGACCGATCTCCTCGCCGGCGCGACCGGGACGATCACGGTCGACGGGACGACGGACGCCGGGATCCGCGCGGGATTCTTCGCCGGCTCCTCGGCCGTCCGCGCGGCGACGGGAGCGCCGGCCTCGTTCGTGCTCGCGAGCTCGGACGTCTTCGCCGGTCTCGGCGGCGTGCTGGTCCCGCCGGCCTACGGGACGGCGAATCAGACCGGGACGGCGCAGGCGTCGACGCTCCGCGTGAACGTCTCCGGCCTCGAGGTGACGGAGGCGCCGTACTTCCCGGCGGGAACGGCGCTGTTCGGGAACGAGGCCGCGGCCGGCTGGCACGAGGACGGGCCGATGGTCGCGACCGCGGAGGACGTGGCGCGTCTCGGCCAGAACCGGGCCTACTGGTCGATGGGAGCCACGGGAATCTTCATCCCGGCCGGCCTGGTCAAGGCGACCGGCGTCGTCCTGCCGTTCGCCGCCGGCGGCTCGCGATCGCGCAAGGCCGAGTAGGCCGATCGCGATGGCCGCGTGGGTGACGGCCGACGAGATCCTCGTCGGCTCGGGAGCGGTGGCGTCGGATCCCGCCACCGCATCCGAGTCCGATTCGGAGTGGGCGCAGGCCTGCGCGTCGGCCGTCTCCGCCGGCTTCGACGCACGGCTCGAGGGAGCCGTCTTCGCGTCGCCGCCGATCGAGCCTCCCGAGCTCCCGCCGGAGCTCCGGCTCGTCGCGCGGATCGCCGGGATCGAGGCGTACAAGAGGCGCGAGGCGACGTTCGGGATCACGGGATACGTCGACCTCCAGGGCGCGGCGATCCGCGTCGCGCGCGACTACCTCGAGGCAGCGGCTCCCGTGATCGCGCGGTACGCGACCGTGGGGATCGCGTGAGTGAGCTCCTCGAGTCGCGGACGCGGATCCTCGAGGCGCTCGCCGGCGTCGGGATCCGCACGGCGACGACCGGGAAGCTCGCCGCGCCGTGCGTGATCGTCGAGCCGGGAGATCCGTGGTCGCAGCCGGCGCGGATGCCAGGCCGCACGGCGCGCTGGCGTCTCACGGCCGTAGGCGGTCGCTCGGACTCGGAGGGGACGCTCGCGCTCCTCGGCGATCTCGTCGACGGGACGAATGCGGCGCTTCGCACGCTCCGCGACTGCGAGGCGCCGACGTGGGCGCGACCGTTCGACCTCGTGCTCGACGGCGTGACGTACGGCTCTTCCGTGGCAACGGTCCAGATCTCGAGCTCGTGAGGTGATCCGATGACTTCTCCGCTCTTCATGCAGGACGTCACGCTGACGCTCCGGCTCTCGTCGGATGCGGTCGGCGCTCGCGAGTCGTTCCAATGCGACGCGCACACGGCCGAGATCGTCCCGAGCGCCGGCGACGAGGTGACGTACGAGACGCTCTGCGCCGCCGGCTCGTACTCGAGCGTCGGCCGGACGACGTACGCGCTGCACATCGTCGCCGCGCAGCGGTGGGACGCGACCGGCCTCGCGCGGTATCTCTGGGACAACGACGGCGAGCTCGCGGACTTCCAGTACCAGGCGCACGGGGACGGGACGGTCCCGTCCGCGACCGAGCCGGGAATGTCGGGACAGGTCCGGCTCATCGCCGGCAACTACGGCGGCGAGGTGTCGACGTACGCCGAGCTCGAGGTGACGCTCCCGTGCACCTCCAAGCCGACAATGAGTGTCGCCGCGTTCCCGGCCGCGGCGGAGGCGGAGGCGCCGGCGGAGGAGCCGGTCGGCGTGTCGGCGTAGTGGCGCAGGCCGGGATCCGCGTCGACACGAGCGAGCTCGATCACGCGCTCGACGAGCTCGGGAAGGATCTCGAGCACGCGTCGACGTCGCACGCCGCGGTGGTCCGGGGACTCCTCCCCGGCGTGATGCTCCGCACGCCGCGGCGGACGGGCCGGCTCGCCGGATCCTGGCGCACGTCCGGCGAGGACGATCGAGGCGTGATCTCGACGGACGTCGACTACGCCGCGCCGATCGAGTACGGCGTCCCGTCGCACGGGATCCGGCCGTACGAGATGGTGCAGGCGACGATCGACGCCGAGACGTCGACGATCGAGAAGCAGTACGAGGACGAGATCCGCAAGCTCGGCCGCGGCGCCGGCTTCGAGGTGCGCTAGGTGTCGACGTACGAGTGGATCACGCTCCTGCTCCTCGTGCTGATCCTCGCCGCCGTGCTGTTTCGGCCGAGCCGATGACGGTCGACGAGACGCCGCCGGCGGACGCGCCGTATCCCGAGCCGCGGCGCGTCGTGCTCTCGTGGGCGGACTCGATGTCGTTGACCGTGCTCGAGCAGGCGCGAGCGTGCGTCCTGTCCGGCGTCGGCCAGCGGGAGGCGAGTCGACTGCAGCGGTCGATCCTCGACGAGTCCGCGTCTCCCGACGACGTGCTCCGCGGGACGATGCTCTGGTATGCGATCGCGTACGAGCTCGAGCTCCGCCGGGATCCCTCC